TAAGAACGGAGAACTGAGTCAAGAAACTCTTGATGCATTCTCTCAAATGTCATCTCAAGATCTAGTGAAAGCTTATTTTGAGATGCAAGAAAATACTCCATCCGTATCTGGACGGGAGTTGAGTAATCAAGAAGTCAACCAACTGCAGAACATGGTAGGTGGCCAAGCTGCTTACAATCAACTTACCAGTTGGGCTGCTGAAAACTTTAGCGAAGGTGAGATTGAAGCATTTGATTCTCTTGTTGAATCAGGTAATACCAACGCTATCCAACTTGCTCTACAGGCACTGTACTATCGCTATACTGATTCCATGGGTGTTGAAGGAAACATGCTGACTGGTAAACCTGCTCGTTCACAAGACGTGTTCCGTAGTCAGGCTGAGCTGGTACGTGCAATGGCTGATCGTCGCTACGACAATGATCCTGCCTATCGACAGGACGTTATCGATAAACTTGAACGATCTGACATTGAATTTTAATGAACGACACTAACATCTGGCCCATCGAACCTCCCATGTACACTGATCACAACTACACCGTGCCTCACAACGAACGTGCTGAACTACTCAATGGTCGCTTGGCTATGCTTGGCTTCGTGGCTGCTATTGGTGCTTACGCGCTGACTGGTCAAATTATCCCCGGTATTTGGTAATGCCTAAAGTTGGAAACAAGGAGTATCCTTATACTCCTGCTGGTAAAGCTGCAGCTAAAAAAGAGGCTGTTAAAACTAGCAAACAGATTCAGAACAAAAAACCAAAGAAGTAATGGCTAATAGTGTTAGCCTTAAAATTGGAAAACACAAATCACGTACCGGCGGCCTAACGGCTGCTGGTCGTGCTAAATACAATCGTGAGACTGGCTCTAACCTTAAAGCTCCTCAACCTGAAGGTGGTCCTCGCAAGCGTTCATTCTGTGCACGTATGTCAGGTAACCCAGGTCCAATGAAGGATGAGAAAGGTAGACCTACTCGTAAAGCACTAGCCCTTCGTAAGTGGAAATGTTAAATGGCTAAGCCTGGTCTCTATGCAAACATTCACGCCAAGCGTGAGCGTATTGCCAAAGGTAGTGGTGAGAAGATGCGTAAGGCAGGTACTGCTGGTGCACCCACTGCTAAACAATTTAAGCAAGCAGCTAAAACTGCTAAGAAAAAGTAGTATTGGTAGTTCCGTTAATACTGCGCGTGTATTGGCGGAATTGTAAGCGTAAGCAATATAAAAGTTCTTTGCTTATTAATTATGCTTCCTATTCTAACTACTCTGTCGGTGATCACCAGTTGGTACGGTCCTGGCTTCCACGGAAACCTCACCGCCAATGGTGAGCGATACAATCAAAACGGCCTTACTGCAGCGCACAAGACACTCCCTTTTGGAACTAAACTTAAAGTTTGTTTCAAACGGTGTGCCGTTGTTCGGGTCAATGATCGTGGTCCCTATCATGGTAATAGGGTAATCGATCTCAGTAAAGGTGCGGCTGATCGAATCGGTCTCACTAACTCTGGAGTTGGAAGGGTTCAAGTAACTCGTCTTAACTAACTTCAACTATGACTGCTATTCTTGCAGCTCCTCGGTCTCAGTCTAACTGGGACCGTTTTTGTGGCTGGGTAACCAGCACTAACAACCGTCTTTATATTGGCTGGTTTGGGACACTGATGATTCCGTGTCTTCTTGCCGCCACCATCTGCTTCATCATTGCATTCGTTGCGGCTCCTCCTGTCGATATTGATGGCATCCGTGAGCCCGTATCCGGGAGTCTTCTTTATGGAAACAACATCATATCGGGAGCCGTCATTCCGAGCAGCAACGCCATCGGACTACACTTCTACCCAATTTGGGAAGCTAATTCACTTGATGAATGGCTCTACAACGGGGGTCCATTTCAACTCACAGTCTTCCACTTCCTCATTGGCATCTATGCTTACATGGGACGAGAGTGGGAACTTAGCTATCGACTAGGGATGCGTCCCTGGATCTTTGTCGCGTATTCTGCTCCTGTCGCCGCCGCTTCCGCAGTATTTTTGGTCTATCCGTTTGGTCAAGGTTCGTTCTCCGATGCTATGCCTTTGGGCATTTCGGGAACCTTTAACTACATGCTGGTGTTCCAAGCCGAACATAACATTCTGATGCACCCCTTCCACATGCTGGGTGTGGCCGGTGTGTTTGGTGGATCGCTATTCAGTGCAATGCATGGTTCGCTGGTTACGTCCTCGCTTGTGCGTGAAACTACTGAAACGGAAAGTCAAAACTATGGGTACAAGTTTGGACAAGAAGAAGAGACTTATAACATTGTCGCTGCTCACGGCTACTTTGGTAGGCTTATCTTCCAATACGCTTCCTTTAATAACAGCCGTAGTCTTCACTTCTTCCTCGCTGCTTGGCCTGTGGTTGGCATTTGGTTTGCTGCACTTGGAGTAAGTACTATGGCGTTTAACCTGAATGGTTTTAACTTTAACCAATCACTCCTTGATAACCAAGGCAACGTCATTAACACCTGGGCAGACATCCTCAACCGAGCTGGTCTTGGCTTTGAGGTAATGCACGAACGGAATGCACACAACTTCCCGCTTGATCTTGCTGCAGCTGAAACCACTCCTGTGGCTTTGACTGCACCGATCATCGGTTAATTTAATAAGGTTGGGGACACCTCAAAGTCGGATCCCCTTCCTCTTGGCGTTGGCCCTTACGAGGACACCCTTCGCCGTCTAGACGGTGGGATAGACCACAATAAAAACTAAATAACTCTGAACGTTCAGAGAGTCGATTAAACATTAACTCTCTTTAAAAAAAAACAATGGCTCATCAATCTAGTGTTGACCCGGCGCTGCTTACGCGCCCTGGTCAATCTAATGGTGCGGGCGATGCCCGTGCTCTTTACCTGAAACTGTTTTCGGGTGAAATGTTCAAAGGCTTCCAGCGCGAGTCGATTGCTCGTGATCTGGTGATGAAGCGCACCCTCAAGGGTGGCAAGAGCCTGCAGTTCATCTATACCGGTCGTACCACGGCTGAGTATCACACCCCCGGCAATAGCATCCTTGGTAACACCGATGGTGCACCTCCGGTGGCTGAGAAGACCATCACCTGTGATGACCTTCTGATCAGCTCGGCTTTCGTGTACGAACTGGATGAGGTGCTTTCGCACTACGACCTGCGTAGCGAAATCAGCCGCAAGATTGGTTATGCTCTCGCTGAGAAGTATGACCGTTATATCTTCCGTGCTATCGCTCGTGGTGCTCGTTCTGCTAGCCCCATCACCAAGGCCAGCTTCGTTGAGCCTGGTGGTACCCAGATTCGTGTTGGTACTTCTGCCAACGATTCTGACGCTTTTGATTCCGCTGCTCTGGTGGCTGCGTTCTATGACGCTGCTGCTGCTATGGATGAAAAGGGTGTAACCTCTGATGGTCGTGTGGGTGTTCTGAACCCCCGCCAGTACTATGCTCTGATCCAAGCTATCGGTTCCAACGGTCTGGTGAATCGTGACGTGCAAGGTGATAGCCTGCAGAACGGTAACGGCATCATCGAGATTGCCGGTATCAAGATCTACAAGTCCATGAACATTCCGTTCCTGGGTAACTACGGTGCTGCTTACGGCGGTACCACCGGCGAAACTGCTCCTGGCAACCTGGGTAGCTTCGTGAACCCTGCTCTGGATAACGCTAGCCCCGCTACCACCGGTATCCAGAATGACTACGGTACTGCTGCTGAAGTTGGTACCAAGTCCTGCGGTCTGATCTTCCAGAAGGAAGCTGCTGGTGTGGTTGAGGCCATTGGTCCTCAAGTGCAAGTGACCAGCGGCGACGTGTCGGTGATCTACCAGGGCGATGTGATCCTTGGCCGTCTGGCCATGGGTGCTGACTACCTGAACCCCGCTGCTGCTGTTGAGCTGTATGTGGGTGGCACTGCGCCTTCCGCTTTCTGATTTTAACAATCAATCCTGGGGGAGCTTCGGCTCCCCTTTTTTTTATTCTTTGTGAACAGAGATGCCCTTTCCTACTTATGCTGTGTCCACCGAACTGGATGCTGTAAATCAAATACTTAGCTCAGTGGGACAGGCTCCTGTCACCACCTTGGATCTTCAGAATCCTGAGGTATCTATTGTCCTTAACACACTTCGTGAAATAAACAAGCAGGTACAATCAGAAGGTTGGATTTTTAATACTGAACTGGATTATGAAATGATTCCAGATTCAACAACCAATGAGATTGCTTATCCGTACAACGTTCTACAGATGGATGCAAATGTAGATAAACATAAAAACGATTACGATCTGGTTCGTCGTAGCGGTAAGTTGTATGACAGACTTAACCACACTTACCAATTCACTGAGACTATTCACGTTGATCTGGTTTGGTACTTTGATTTTACTGATGTACCTCCTGCTATTCAAGCGTACATCACTGCAAGGTCTGCACGGATGTGTGCTACCAAACTAATTGGTGACCAAGAAATCAACAAGCTTCTGGCTGAACAAGAAATCCTTACACGAGCTGGTGCTTTGGAATACGAATGTAACCAAGGTGACTATTCAATGTTTGGCTTTAAAAACGGTCATAACTATTACACAAGCTATCAACCTTACCAAGCTTTGATGCGATGAGTACAATTTCCCAGAGAATCCCAAACCTATTTCTTGGTATCTCTCAACAACCTGATAGCAGGAAGTTTCCCGGTCAAGTCCGAGATGCTGAGAATACACTGCCTGACTTTGCGTTGGGTATGCTAAAGCGTCCCGGTGGTGAATACATTGAGTCGTTGACAAACGCTACCACCACTGGTCGTTGGTTTTCGATTCTTAGGGATGCTAGTGAGAAATATGTTGCTCAATATGCAAATAACATATTTCGTATCTGGAGTCTAGTCGATGGTTCCCCACGTGCTGTTAACATGGGAACCAATACTGGTGTACCTGGAACGTGTACCATAGCTAATGTAAAGACTACATTGGCTAACTATAATACTGCTGTAGCTTTTACACTAACTAAGTTGACTGAGCTAAATGCTGCACAGTCTACCTACGCTGAAGTTCTTGCTGGTCAGAATGCAACCACCGAGGAGTTATTTGATGTAAGGTATAACTATACTCTTCCTACTGCTCCTTATGCTTTTTATGACACTTACCTGTACTCAGGTATTATTAAAAATGCAGCAGGTGTTTACACCGTAAAGAACGCTGACACAGTGGTGTCTGTAAGCTCCTCCTTGCCCGCTGGATACAGCCTTGGTACCGAACGTACCGAAGAGCATACAAGGCTTGCTGCAGACGGTTACAGGGTCTTTACAGCGATACATGATGTAGCAGCTGTAAACACTGCAGGTCAATTGGCAACAGCACTGTCTGCCATGAACACAGCACAAACTAACTACAACAATGCTGTTACTGACGAAGCAACTAAGCTTGGTTTGTATAACACTCAAGTAGCTAATTGTGCTATCACTACTGTTCCATCTAATGCTTACCTCAAAGATGCTGATCCATCAGACATTGAAGTACTGACTCTTAATGACTTTACATTTGTCTTGAACAAAGGTAAAACAGTAGCAATGGATGCAACAACTACTGCTGCTCTACCTCACCAGGCTTTGGTGGTTCTTGCTGTTGTAGGTAATGGTCATTATAAAATCTACCTTGATGGAACAGAACGAGCATCACATAACTCAGGTGCATCTAGTGATACAGATTCTATTCTCGATGACCTTGTTGGTGATATTCATAACCAAACTTTTGGTGGTAAAACATACACTGCTGTAAGAGTTGGTCCTAGTATTTACATCACTTGTACAGCTGCGTTCTCTATTCAAGTATTAGGTGGACCAGCCCAAGAATCAATGTATGCTTTTCAGGATTCCATTTCAAGTGTTTCCTATTTGCCCTCACAGTCTAAAGATGGTTACGTTGTAAAAGTTATTAACTCTGCTGACGTTGACATTGATGATATGTGGCTGCAGTTTAATACTTCTGCTGCTGGAGCAACCTATGGTGTAGGTACCTGGGAAGAAACTGTTGGTCCTGGTATTACTTATAAGTTTGATCCGTTGACTATGCCACACCAGTTGGTACGTCAGACTGATGGATCATTTACCTATGAACCTGTAACATGGGATGATCGGGTTATTGGTGATCTTAACACTAACCCTAACCCCAGTTTTGTTGGATCACAAATCAAGCACATGTTCCTTTATCGGAATAGACTTGGTTTCTTGTCTAATGAAACAGTTACCTTGAGTAAAGCTGGTGACCTGTTTAACTTTTTCAATACTACAGCATTAGTAGCTACTGATGACGATCCGATTGATATTTCGGCATCGACTGCTAAACCTGTTACTTTGAATTATGTGCGGCCTACAGCTGTTGGTTTGATTCTGTTTGGTGATACTGAGCAGTTCTTGATGAGTACTGACTCTGACATTCTTAGCCCTAAAACCGCTAAGATTAACACCATGTCGTCATACGAAAGTGATCCCAACATTGAAGCAATATCTACTGGTATTTCTACAAACTTCATTGCTAAGACACCTCTTTACACCAAAGTATTCAACCTACTTGATATACGAAATGATAGTCCGCCTTTAGCAGAAGAGCTGACGTATAACATTCCAGAGTTGATTCCAAGTACTGTTGATAGTTTTATTTCATCTGCAGCTGCATCTATTATTTCGCTTGGAACAATTGGTAGCAGTACAATCTATCAATACAGATTCCTGCAGCTAAATGAAAAGCGAGTTCAATCTTGGTATAAATGGAATGTTGCTGGTACACTGCTGGATCAATTCTTTGATCAAAGCACTTACTATGCAGTTGTTGCTAATGGTTCTAAAGTTGACATTCAATCCTATAACCTCAGACAGTCTAGTGATGAGGGGTTCTTGACCCTTCCTACTGGGGAGAAAACTGATGTGTTCTTGGATTATTGGTCGATTAACCCTTACAGAACATATAATGCTGGCACTGATACGACAAGGGTGTTCCTACCGTATGATATTGTATCTGGTAAGACATTCGTTGTTGTAGCATTGGGTGGTTACATTGGTAGTAACAACCAAACTTCTAGTGAATCAGTTGGTGCTGTCCTGGAACCTACTGTTGCAGGTTCAACTGGTGCCTACTATGCAGACATTGATGGTGACTATCGTGGACGAGATCTGATTATTGGATTCCAGTATCAGATGTTATTGGAACTACCTAAGTTTTTCCTCACCAAAAATGAAGGGAGCTTTGTTAGTAGTGATCAAACTGCTGACCTTGTTCTACACCGTATCAATGTGGCTACAGGTTTGAGTGGTCCTGTAACTTATGAGATTGATTTGACAGGTATTCCAACTTGGAATAACGTAGTGTCTACCACTCTACCAAATACCTACGTTCTGAATAACGTTAACCTTTCCGCTAGTGCTGTTCACGTTGTACCTATTTACCAACGTAACCGTAATACTTCTATTAGAATCATTGGTGATACTCCATTCCCGGTGAGTCTGTTGGATATAACATGGGAAGGTAAGTACAGCAGCCGTTTCTACCGAGAAGGTTAACCATGAGCAATTCCACCCACGGGTTCAGCGTCAGACCTGCAACCTTAGAAGATGTACCTGTGATAGCAAAGGATCTATTAGAAGAAGGTATCGAAGATTTTTATAGGGCTGGTAAACATCCAGTCCTTTGTATAGCTAATGCTGTACTTTATGGTAATCCCTTACTTTTAATTAGTCCCGACAACAAACCTGCTGCGTTATTTGGTGTTGATGATTATGGGTGCATATGGATGAACATGACACATGAGATCCGTAAACACCCTAAATCATTTATCAAATGGGCTAGAGAGTTTGTTAAAACTTTGGGACCAATGCTTTGGAACCGAGTAGATATTCAGAACAATAATCTAAGAAAGTTCTTGAGACTTATTGGTTTCAAGGTTATTAACGTCGTTCTGTGCGACACAAGAAACATCTATTACGTGGAATTTGCAAAGGTAAATTATGGCATTTGAACCGATAAGCGCCAGTATTATGGCTGGTCTTAGTATCGGCCAATCCCTGCTTGGGTCTAGCTCCGCAAGTGCACAACGTCAGCAAGAGTACGAAGCTGAAAAGGGTCGGGTTCAGCGTCAAAATGCGTTGAACATGCAACTGATCTCGGCAGCTAATAAGCGTACTGCCGATATTTACGGTTATCAAACAGGTCGTTTCCAGCAGAACCTGGGCTTTATTCAAGAAGACTATGCACGTGCTGGTGAGGACATTCAACGTGAATTGGGGCAAGCATTTGCTCAGTCTGCTTATTCTAGGCAAGGACAACTAGCAGCTCTTTCTCAAGCTGTTGGTTATAACCGCGCTGCTTTTGAAGGAACAAGTCGTTCTAGGCAACGTGCTGATGTTATGGGAACTCTTGGTGTATTTGGTCGTAATGCAGCCATGGAAGCTGAAAGGCTCGTTGGTGTTGTTGGCCAAGCTGGTCGAACCAAGCAGGCGCTTGGTAGGCAAGCAACTCAATCTATTTTTGGTGCTTATGGAGATCTTGGTATTCTCCCAGAGTTGCAACAATTTACTCCAATAGAAATGCCCAGCAAACCATTCCAACCTAATGCTGGCCTAACTATTGCCAGTGCTTTGGCTGGTGGTGCAGCAAGTTTCTTCTCCGCTGGATCTCCTTTTAAAGGTGGTGGTGGCGGTGGTGGTGGTACTACGTTCGGTAGTTCTAACTTAAGCAGCACCAATGTTGGAGCTTATGCAGCAGGAGCACCCAAGTTTTTCTAATAAGCCATGGCACAATCTAAAGAACTACAACTACAACAAGGCTATCAAAGTCCAATAGAACGCCAAGGGTTTAATCCACTCCAACTCACTGATCAAACCGACCAACTTGAGCGTAACAAACAAGTTGAACTTTCTAACATTAAAACTGCTGGAGATGCTGCTGATCAAACAGCTCGGCTTCAGGATTTGGCTAGCAGATTAAACCTGGAAGAAAGCGCCAAGGTGGTTCAATTCTCTGAATCACTTGGTAAGGTTGTTCAAGCTGGTGTAACGATGTACGCTGAGGCTGGCATTGAACGAGGCATGAATAAAGCCTTGGAACTTGGTTCTCCATTTGAAGAGCAGCAAAAATGGACTGAATCACTTAATAAAGCCAAGCTACATGATGCAGCTACGTTGACTGTTGCTAATGATTCACTTGCTCAAGGTGAACCATTTGAAGTAGCCAATATGTATAAGAAGCTTGGTTACTACGAAAAGATTGGTTTTACCCGAGCTATGGCTAGTCAAGCCGGGCATGAGTATAAACCTTGGATGCAGGAGCAGCTTCAGAATAACGATACTCTACAGATTAAGCTTCAAGATGGTAC